GTACGCGGGGTGGATGCGTGTGGTGGTGAAGGAGCAAGGTTACCGACGCGGGGTGGTGGTTATTCAATATCGACATGGGCTGGGAGCCGGAGCACCTGTTACTCGAGGGGTGATAGAGACGAATCGTCAGGCGGTCTATTTGGACGGTATAGATGTGGTGTGGAATGGTCATAATCACCAAGCGTGTATGCTGCCGATCGTCAGGGATAGGATGCTTGCTTCCGGGCGGGTTCGTTCTGTGTTGGTGTGGTTCTTGAGGACGCCCGGGTACAAGGATGAGTGGCATGTAGAACCTTCCGGGTATGTGTCCCGCAAGGGCATGGGGCCGACTCCGTTAGGGTCTATCTGGCTGAATATGAGTCTGGTGAATCATACGCTGCGGTGGAATGTGGAACCGCTGCTGGAGGCTTGACGGATGGCCGAGACGGGTGACCTGGAGCGGACGGTGCGGCGCTTCCGGGAGGAACTTTTGCGAAATGAGCGCAGGGCGGCGTCGCAAATGGTGCGCTACTACGGCGAGGCGTGGAAGCGGATTCGGGCGGAGGTGGATGCGCTGGCGAAGCAGATCGCGGATGCCCGGAAGCGGGGGGAGGAGGTACGGCCGTCGTGGCTGTACGAGATGGACCGGCTGAAGCGGCTCCAGGCGCAGGTGGAGGAGGAGTTGCGGCGGTTCGCCCGGTTCGCGGAGGATGAGATTGTCAGGCAGCAGCGGGAAGCCGTGGATGCGGCGCAGGAGCATGCGAGGGAGTTGACGATGGAGGCTCTTGGGGTTGGGACGCTTTCCGGTGTGGCGATTGCATGGAACCGGCTGCACACGGCGGCGGTGGAGGATTTGATCGGTTTTCTCCAGGATGGTTCGCCTTTGCGGAATCTGTTGATGGAGTTGGGGCCTGAGGTGGGGCAGGGTGTGGCGGATGCGCTGGTGCAGGGGGTGGCGCTGGGGCTGAATCCGCGGGATGTGGCGCGGCAGGTGCGGAGGCGGTTCGCGATGGGGCTGGCGCGAGCGCTAACCATCAGCCGGACGGAGACGTTGAGGGCGTATCGGGAGGCGGCGCACCGGTCGTACGAGGCGAATGCAGATGTGGTGAAGGGGTGGATTTGGCATGCGGCGTTGGGGCCGCGCACGTGTGCAGCGTGCCTGGCGATGCACGGGACGTTTCACAGGTTGGACGAGCGGCTGGACGACCATCCAAACGGAAGGTGTACGCCGGTGCCGGTGACGCGGTCGTGGAAGGAGATAGGGGATCGGTTTGGGGTGGACCTTGGGGATGTGCCGAATCGGAAACCGGAGGTAACGACCGGCGAGGAGTGGCTGCGTCAGCAGACGGAGGAGGTGCAGCGGCGGATTTTGGGCCATGCAGGGTACGAGGCGTGGCGCAGCGGTGCGGTGGATTTGAAGGATTTCGCCGGATGGAGGCAGGACAGGCGCTGGGGGAGAAATCTGTACCGGAGGTCGCTGCGAGAGATTTTGGGGGATGAGAGGGCACAGCGGTGGGTGCATTTCGCTCGATTGGCGAAGCAGGGCCGAGAGCGGACGGCGGATAGGCTGAAGGGACTGCGCCATGACGATGTGGTAGAGATAGGACGTCTTGCATCTGGAGTGTGGCGTAAGGTTTCTGGGGTAACGCGACAGGTTGTAGTGACGAGGGAACGTAGAAGACATTATCTGGAACGACACCCGGAGGTACGTGAACTTGAGGGGCTTTTGTGGGATGCTATCCATTATCCTTATGAGGTGCATCGCAATAAGCGGGACCCTCAGATGATTATCATTTATGTACCTGTGGACGGTGAGCGTTTTTTGCGTGTGGCGTTGTGGATTTCGGATAATGAGAAGTTAATGAATTCTGTGCTCAGCGCTCGTATGGCAAGGATGAAGGAAGTTGAGAAGGGACGCAAGGAGAAGCGTGTCGTCTATCGTCGTCGTGGGTAAAGTGTGCCTTTGTGGGCATATTGTGGTATAATAAGGATGAGAGCTGCCTGAGGTAGAGATATCTGCCGCTACGGCCGGATCCAGCCCTCCTGGGCTTAAGGCTATGTGGGGGGTGGCAGTCCCACCAGGCGGCCAGCTTATAACTGAATATCAAGGCTCACAGCAAGCCAGTGCTGTTCGGACATCAGGTCCGAGGCGCTGGCTTTTTGCATTTCAGGAGGTGTGTGATGGCGGAACGGGTGAGCAGCAAGCCGTGGAGCAGGTTCAAGGAGAGCGATTATACGCTGGAACAATGGCACAGGGCGTGTTTGATTCATCTGCACGATGGGAAGCCGACGGCGAAGGCGCAGTGCAAGCTCCCGGTGCGGGAGCCGGATGGGACGCTGAACCGGAACGGGGTGCATGCTGCTGCTGCCGCTTTGGCCGGCGCTCACGGGGGTGTGAAGGCGCCGGTGGATCAGAAGCGGAAGGCGGCCCGGGCGTTGGTGCGGTTGTATCGACGGGCGCTGAAGGAGGAGCCGCCTGAGAGTATCTTGAGAATTGCAGGGATGCGATAGGAGGGAGCTATGCCGGAGGAAATGAGGGGCCAGGAGCCCGCCGTGGAGGGGCAGGACCCTGAAACGGAAGTTCAGACGGGAGCCGAAGGCCAGGAGCCGGAGGCAGGACAGAGGACGTTCGATGCGGCTTATGTGCAGAAGATTCGACGAGAGGCCGCGGAGTACCGAAAGCGCCTGCGGGAGTTGGAGAAGGCGTTGAAGGAGAAGGAAGAGGCGGAGATCTCGGAACAGGAGCGGCTGCAGAAGCGGGTATCGGAGTACGAGGCGCGGCTGGCAGAGCTGGAACGTGATCGCCAGGAGCGCACGCTTCAGTACGAGGTGAAGCTGCGGGCCGCGGCAATGGGGATTGTGGACCCGGATGCAGCCTGGAGGCTTTTGGATCTGGCGGCGATCGAGTTCGACGAGGACGGCACGCCGGTGAACGTTGATGAAGTATTGCAGGCGTTGGTGCAGGCAAAGCCGTATCTTAGGACTCAGACTGCGCCGCAGGTGGCTCCGACAAATCCTCCGCGTGGCAAGCGACTGACGCTTGAGGATATCAGGCGGATGTCGCCGGAGGAGATCAACAAGAACTGGGATGCAGTTCAAGAGGTATTGCGAGGAGGGTGATGAGAGATGGCTATCGACAATTTCATTCCTGAGGTGTGGAGTGCGCGTTTGCTGGAGAACCTGCACAAGGCACTGGTTTACGGGCAGGACGGGGTGGTCAATAGGGACTACGAAGGCGAGATCAAAAATGTGGGCGATACGGTCAAGATCAATTCGATAGGGCCTATCACCATCGGCACGTATACGAAGAACACGGATATCACGGCGCCGGAGACGTTGAGCGGGGATCAAACGCTGTTGCAGATCACCGAGGCGAAGTATTTCAACTTCCAGGTGGATGACATAGACGCTGCTCAGCAGAAGCCGAAGATTATGGACGCGGCGATGCGAGAGGCGGCGTACGGGCTGCGGGACGTGGCGGATCAGTTCATAGCGAGTCTGTACGTCGGTGTGGCCTCGGGAAATACTATAGGCGATGACACCAATCCGGTGGTGCCTACTTCGTCCGACGCATACGATTACCTGGTCGATCTGGGGGTGTTGCTGGATGAGGACAATGTGCCTTCCGACGGGAGGTGGGTCATTGTGCCCCCCTGGTTCCACGGTTTGCTGCTCAAGGACAACCGCTTCGTCGCTTCCGGCAGCTCCAGCGCCGATCAGCGGCTGCGGAACGGGCAGGTGGGTGAGGCGGCCGGATTCATGGTGCTGAAGAGCAACAATGTGCCGAACGATTCCGGTACTAAGTACAAGATCATCGCGGGTCACCCGATGGCATGGGCGTACGCCGAGCAGATTCTGAAGTTGGAGGCGTATCGGCCCGAGAAGCGTTTTGCGGATGCCGTGAAGGGGTTACATGTGTACGGTGCGAAGCTGGTGCGGCCGTCTGCTATCGCCGTGATGACTGCGAATAAGTCATAAGGAGGCGTAAATGGGTAACGTGTGGGTGAAGAATCTGCGCACCGGCCTGACGTGGCTGGTGACGAAGGAGCATGCGGAGCGGCTGATCAAAAGCGGGGATTACGAGCTGGTGAAGCAAGACGCCGGCCAGGACGCCAACGAGGGAAAGGACGCTCCGAAGGGCGAGAAGACCAAGAAGGCACGGTGAGCCATGGCTGCCAGGCCGACTATGTCGCAATTGATAGGAAAGCTGCGGACTCTGATCAACGATCCCGCCGGTGAAGGACAGACTTTCACGGACGACGATCTCCAGGCCTTCCTGGACGCACGCCGCCGGGATGTCAGGCGGGATCAGTTGACGGTGGAGCCCGACGGCGACGGTTCGTACAGGGAGTATTACTCCAGCTACGAGAACTGGGAGCAGGATGCCGTGCTGGAGGACGCCGGGGGGAACGAGCTTTCTCCGGCGTCCTCGGAGTGGCTGGTGGGACATTGGTCTTTTGCTTCGTCCACACCACCTCCTGTGTTCATCACGGGGAAGGTGTACGATGTGTACGGGGCTGCGGCGGATCTGTTGGAGGCGTGGGCGGCGAAGGTGGCGCTGGAGTATGACGTGGCGGTGGGCGACCAGAGGCTAAGCCGGAGCCAGAAGGCAAAGGCTCTCCTGGCTCTGGCGGAACAATACAAGAGGCGGATGATGCCCACCGTGGCCGTCATGGAGAGAGGCGACACGGAGTTGCCCCGCGGCAACTTCGTGCTCGCTAAGTGAGGTGGGCGATGACAAAGCAGCGACCAGTGGATGACGATGCATTTGGTTGGTGGTTAGCTGGGCTTGTGGATGGGGAGGGTATGTTCGGTGCGTACTGGGCGCGTAATAAATTGAAACCTACCAGCCTTATCGTAGAGTTTAAGCTTACGTTTCGTGACGACGAGAGAGACTTAGTGCAATACATCTATGAGAAGCTGGGGGTAGGGCGGGTACTACACCACGTCAGAAACGGCAGCAGCCACCCACAGTCGACGTTTATAGTCTCAAGCATTCCAGAGCTGCATGATGTCATTCTGCCACTCTTTGACAAGTTCCGTTTGCAAAGCCGTAAACGTCTTGACTATGAAGTGTTTCGCCGAATAGTGGAGATGCAATACGCTACTTATCATCGGCCTAAGACGCGCGAGTATAAAGAGATAAGGGCGGCTTTGGTTGAACAACTAAGGGGGGTAAAGCAATATGAAGACCGGTAAGAAGTGGTATAAGTCGAAGACGTTCCTATTCAACCTGCTGGCGTTCATTGTGATCGTGGCGCAAGCATTCGGTTACGGCAATTTCACGCCGAGCCAGGACGTGGAGAAATGGGCGGGGATCGCGGTGGTAATCATCAACCTGATCCTCCGCATTGTGACCAAGGAACCGATAACCTGGCGAAAGGAGGCTGCCGGTGTCGGCGAAAGACATCATCGATTTGGCCCTCAATACCGGCGGGGTGGTCGCGCTGGCCGCCTTCGCCATCTGGATGCTGAACCAAGTGTGGAGCGCACGGCTGGAGGAACAGAAGCGCCACACGCAGCAGATCACGCAGATGTGGGAAGACACGAGGAAGGCGCTGGACGCAAACACTGAGGCAATCACGAGGCTTCTGGAGCGGCTGAGATGAGTGAAGCGATCGTGAGCAGCAGCGACATTGCCTCCATTCGCCAAGCCATGTGCGACTACATCCAGGCGAACGGCACGGAAGCAACCGTGTACCGCCGCACCGTGTCGCAAGACGACCTGGGGGAGGAGACGGAGACATGGAGCACGGTAGCCACTTACATGGCGTTCATCCGCTTGCGCACCACGGCCAACGTGACCTACCGGGACGGGCAGAATGTGGCAATCCCATCTCGCCAGCTTTCGGCCACGTTCTGCTGGGAGGCCGATGTGCAAGCGGGAGACAAAGCGTGTATCGGCTCGGCGTGCTATCTGCTGGAGGAAGGATCGGGTGGACCGCTCCAGCTTGATCACACTTTCGTTCTGAAGGAAGTGCGCTGATGGGATACGCAATCTCTGTGAAGCTGGATGACAGGAAGCTGAGGAAGTGCATGACGGAGGCGAGGCCCAAGGTCGAGCAGATCGTGGAGAAGGCCTCGTGGAACGTGGTCGCGAAGACGAAGCTGAGCATGAAGCACTCCTCGCCGCCTCCCAGCGCTCCGGGCGAGCCGCCGGGGGTGGACACTGGCTTCCTGTGCAATTCCATAGGGATTCACAGGCGGGAGCGTGGGGTGATGACTGTGGTCAACGTGGTCGGCCCCACGGCTCATTACGCTCCTCACCTGGAATTCGGCACCAGGAAGATGGCTCCCAGGCCGTCCCTTGGGCCGGTGGTGAGGAAAGAGAAAGCGGATTTCGTAAAGGCGTTTGGTGAGATATGTCGGTAACGGATCATCTCTCAACGGCGGTGGACAAAGCGGTGAACGATGCACTTCGATCCCAGGGTACACTGCTCCTGGGGCCGGTGGGGGGGCACATCTACCGGGGGGTGATACCCTCCTCCGCTCCGCTCCCTGCGGTAGTGTACCACCAGCAAGCGGACGAGGAGGACAATGAGACTCCCCATCGCACCATCACGTTCACGTACCTCGTGAAAGTGGTGGGAGAGGGGGGCAAGGCTTCCCTGGTGGACGAATTGCAGGCAATGGACACCGCAATGTTCGGGCTGAAGGGGACGACCGTTGGAAGCTGGAATATCTATGATGTACGCCGGCTATCCGGCGTGGATTACGAAGAAGCGGAAATAGGAGGGCGCAAGGTGTATCAGCACGTCGGCGCTCTCTGGAAATTACGAGTCGAGGAGGTGTGAGCATGGCTCGATATACTGGGAAGGATTTGTACGTGGCATTCACCCCGGACGGGGGGACCCTGGTCGACCTCAGCGGGGACTACAGGGAGCTTTCGGTGGAGGAAGAGGCGAACCTGGCGGACGTGACTGCCGGGAACGACACCCACGAGAACTCAGTGGCCACCACGAACAAAGGGAGTGCCAAACTCTCCATGCTGGACGAGTCCGGCTCCAGCGGCTCGACCATCCGGGCTGCGATCAAGCAGGGAACGAAAGGCACCCTGGAGTGGGGGCCGGAGGGGCACAGCACAGGGGACGTGAAGATGAGCGCCACGGCCATCGTGAAAAAGCGCTCTCTGAAGTACCCGTATGACGACGCAGTGGAACTCGAGGCAGAGTTCGAATTGCAAGATGACGTGACCGAGGGCACCTACGCATGAAGATCGAACTGAGTGACGGGAACTGGATTGAGTATGAACACGCCCGAATGAAGAACCGCGAGGTGCGGGAGTGGGTTAAGCTGGAACAGGGGGCGGAGTTCACGTCTCCCGCCTACTACCGCATCCTCGCCAAGTTCGTGAAGACGTGGAGCTTCGAGGGAGACCCTGGCGACCCAAAGGTGTGGGATGAATTGTACTTCGACCAGTTGCAAGAGATCGCCCAGGAGATCGCAAAACATTTTTTCACCGCGAAGAGCGCAAAAAAGAAATAACCAGGGCGGTCACGCGGTCGAAGTACAGCGGGGAACTTCCCTATGATCTCACGCTGATCATGCTGGCGCTCCGCACCGGCTGGACGCTGGAGTACATCGATTCGCTGAGTGTGGATGAGACCCTGGACATCTTCTATATGATGGAGGCGCTGGAGAAGGCTTATGGCGACTGAGATAGCAAGCCTGTACGCGAAGATCGGGGCGGATGTCTCCGGATTCGTGGGCAAAATGGGGATGGTGGATTCCATGCTCACGAAGGCCGGGATGGGCATGGCTAAGACAGGCGGGGTGATGACCGCCGGCGTCTCCATGCCCCTCATGGGGATAGGGGCCACGATGGTGAAAACCGCCGCCGACTTCGAGAAGCAGGCGAACATCATGGCCGTGAGCGCCCGTGGAGCCGGTGCCTCCTTCGATGAGCTCAGGCAGGCCGCCATCAAGGTGGGCGCCGATACCCACTTGGTGGGGATCAACGCGAGCCAGGCCGCCGAGGGGATCACGAACCTCGCAAAAATGGGGCTCTCGGCTTCGGAGATATTCGGTGATCTCCAGGGTTACCTGAGTGGGACCGCAGAGTTGGGCGGGGCTCTCCGGGCCGCCGCCGACCTCGCCGCTGCCTCTGAACTGGACATGGCCCGGGCCAGCGACGTGGTAGCCATCGCCATGAAAACCTTCGGGATAGATGCCAGTCACGCGGAGGAAGTGGCCTCCAATTTCGTGCAAGCCGCTGACGCCTCGGTTGCCACCGTCTCCGATCTCGCCGCCGCCCTGGAGAACGTGGGGCCTACCGCTGCCGCGTTCGGCTGGAGCCTCCAGGATACGAACACGGCGCTTGCGATCCTTTCCGAGCGCGGGATTAGGGGGAGCGAGGCAGGCACGGCGCTCAAGAGCATGATGACCAACCTCATGCGACCGACCAAGCGCGTGAAGGGGCTGCTCGATGCGCTGAACGTCTCCCTGTACGACCAGCAGGGTCACTTGAAGCGGCTTCCGGACATCATCGGTGAGCTTCAAGGGGCACTGAGCGGGCTCACGGAAGAGGAGCGGAATCAGGCGATCCAGGTGCTCGCCGGGACGTATGGCATGAAAGCCATGAACACCCTCCTGGCCGAGGGTGCAAAGGGATGGAACGATATGGCGTCCCAGATCAAAAGTGCCACCTCGGTGCAAGCCATGGCTGGGGCGCGAACCAAAGGCTTCGCCGCCGCGATGGAGCAGCTACAAGGTTCCATTGAAGCGCTGCTGATCAACGCGGGGACCCCGCTCATTGAGAACTTCCTGACCCCCGCCGTCCAGAAACTCACCGACCTGCTTACCCCCCTGGCGAACTCCGCTGATGGATGGGGTAAGTGGGCGCTGATGATCGGCGGGGTGCTGGTGGCCGCTGGGCCGGTGGTCACGGCTTTGGGGATGATCGCCATGACCCTGGGGGCGCTCCTATCCCCCATCGGGCTGGTGGTAGTTGCCATCGCCGGCCTCGCCGCTGCATGGGCCACGAATTTCGGGGGAATCAGGGACAAGACCGCATCCGCTTGGGCTGTGATCCGCCCGATCCTCGCGCAGGCATGGACATGGCTCGGCGCACACATCCCAGGGGCGCTCCAGACCATACGCACCACCGCCATGGCCGTGTTTACTGCTGTGACCGGCACTATACGAAGCGCCATGGCCGTAATCGCCCCCACTGTCCAGGGGGCGCTGAACGCCATGCGGCTCTGGTGGACGATGCATGGGGAGAGTGTGATGACCATCATCCGCTTCGCCATGAGCACGGTGAGAACGGTGGTTACCACGGCTCTGACCGCGATAAGAACCGTGGTGGGCGTGGTGCTGGGGGCTGTGCGAGCGATCTGGGCTGCACACGGGAAGCAGATCATGGCTGTGGTAAAGGCCGCGTGGACGAGCATCAAGATCATCATTTCCACGGCGATGAGAGTGATCGGTGCGGTGATAGACGCCGTGGCGGCGGCGATAAAGGGAGACTGGTACTCCTTCGGCGCAGATCTGCGCAAGGCGTGGAAGCTGGCCTGGGACGGGATCGTCGCCGTGGTGAAGGCTATGGGGCCGGTGCTGGCCGACCTGCTCATCTCCATCGGCCAGAATGCGGTCCACGCATTTGAGGGGATAGATTGGGGGAGCGTGGGGAGTGCAATCATTCACGGGATAGCCGCCGGGGTGAGGGCTGCCGCCGGTGCGCTTGCTTCCGCCGCCGCCGCCGCCGCAAGGGCCGCACTGGACGCCGCGAAGGGAGCACTGGGCATCCATTCGCCATCCGCCGTGTTCGAACGGGAGGTGGGCAGGAATATCGGTCTCGGGATGGTGAGGGGCATCGTGGGAATGGCCGACCACGTAGCCCGGGCCGGAGAGAAACTTGCCTCCGCTGCCCTCCCCTCTGTGGGTGGCTTCGGGGTGGGGGGCTTGGCCCTCGCCACGGCCACCGCAGGCGGATACCGGAGCGGTGGAGGGAAGGTCACAGTGATAGAGTTCCACTACGAACCGACCTACTCCCTGGCCACCGATGAGGAAGCGCGGCAGGCGCTCGAACCGGTGATCCGAGATGTGCTGAGGGTGTACGGATGAGCCTTACGTGGACGCTGAAAATCGACTGGGATGGGGATGGCACTCCGGAAGACGCCGGGGACGGCGCACGCATTTCCATGCTGACCGTCTCCCGAGGCCGGAGGTACTGGCTGTCCCAGGACGGCGTGGGGTTCGTGGCGCCGGACATCGGGAGAATGGTCGCCACGGTGCAAAACTACGACGGACGCTACGACCCCTACAACACATCCTCCCCCCTGTACCCGAACGTCAGGCCGGGCATCCTGTTTCAGTTGCAAGTGTCCGACGGCTCCACGACCTACAACGTGATGGCTGGTCGGATATGGGACATCAAGCCGAGGAGCCGCGGCGCGGGGCTGGTAACCCTTGAGGGCGTGGACGGCTGGCGCTACCTTGCGGATGCCCGGGTATCCACAGCATTGCAGGAAGGAAAAACCGAGGCGGAGATACTCGATTTGATCCTGGACAACGTGGATTGGCCCACCCTGTGGGGGCGCGACATCGCTTCCGGGGTGGACACAATAGACTATTGGTGGGCCGATTCGAAGAGCGCCAGGAGCGCAATCCGTGAACTGATGGGAGCTACGTTCGGCACGGTGGCTCTGTTGGGGGATGGTAAGTTCAGGTACAAGAGCCGTCACACCGTGACCTCCAGCGTTTTCACCCTCACGGAGTCGGACTACTACCGCCCGTCCCTCTACGTGGCTCAGCCCTGGGAGGTAGTGAGGAACAAAATCACGATTCACTACTACCCGAGGACGCTGGAGGCTGGGGTAGAACTGTGGCGGGCGCAAGACATACCCATCATCCCCGCAGGCGGGAGCTTGACTCTGTGGGCGAGTTTCAGCTATGACAACGAGTCGTGCCCA